ATATAGAGGTATAAGGGCGCGCGGTTTTGCGGGGGGTGGGGGGGTCGGTTTGCGCAAAACGCATGGCTTAACCGTAGCGTCATAATAACTATTATGTTAAATAGAACGTAAGGCATTGTTGTCGCTGTAGATTTTATCCGCGACTGCCATGCAGCAAACGCAAACCACAAGATGTTGTGCCTACCCTGCCTCGCTGACCTGGCGCCGAGGTGTCTCAGCATGCCGGCCTCACGCGCGTAGCTGTCAACGACAGGATGTGTTGTATACACAAGATCCGACATCAATGCTTTGTTACTCTCTCTTCCTTTTGGTCAGGCACAACCTCAGTGGTATTGACCTCGACATCCCCACCAGCCCAACTGATTGTAAACGTCTGGGCTTGTGGTTGATCCTCTTTCTTGTCCTCGTACACCCCACGGCATGTTGCGTGCTAGCGTCCACTTCAAGCTGTCGATCTCAAGCCTACGCCGCTGCACCTCTGCATTGGCTAGCCTATTGTCCTTTCAACGTGAAGGTAACGGCTCTTGTGCGAGCTTGATGATCTGGTCTGTGAGGTACTCGCTCTGCATCACTCTGCCTCTGCGGTAGACCTCATACAGATCATCGTCACGCAGCACGGCTTGCATGACGCCTTGATAGGTTGGCATGCCTGCTGTCTTGAGTATGTCTTTGAGTGTTTCGCCTACTGCCAAGCGGTCAGCGATCTTGTGCATCAGCTCGGCGTTAATTTTTACTGGTTTCTTAGCCATGTGTGCCTCATCTGTTTTTTGGGATCATAGCACAAAAAAGGCCCAGCGCAATAATGCTGGGCCAGTTGTTGAGTGTTGAGCTGTGGAAACAAGTGGAAGCAGCTCAACGGGCAATTACTTTTTATCAGAATGGGATGTCATCATCAAACACTTTTGGCTTTGCTCGGATGTCGATCACCTCTGCTGCTGGGAAGGATTCTTTGACTGCCTTCTCGAACTCTCCTGCGTTGTGGTCTCGGAAGTTTCGGTATGCGAGTGCCACCTCTCTGAGCGTCAGCAGCTCTAGGTCTGGCCGTTGTTCTTTGATCTTCTGCCACGACCTTCCGTCTTTCATAATGCCAAAGGTCTCGCCATCCAGTTCCATCTCCCAGATGTCTGTTGAGGCTCTCTGTGCTCCAAGGCGCTCTGCTTCTGCATCCATTGCTTTGAGGCCTCTTACGACGACCTCTGCTCTGACCTTACATTCTTCTGGATTGTTTTCTTCGATAGCCTTGTTCATCTTTGCCATTGCTGATCCATACTTCTGCGCTGTCTCAACGCTTACCAATTCTGGCAGCATGTCGATGCCCCACTTTGTGTCCATTTGTATTGCCAGCCGATCCATTGGTGCGATTGCATAGTCACACATGATTTGATCCTTATGTGCTTGCGGGTTGAATATTCTGTCTGCCTTCTTTTGGCGCCTTGGCCTCTTGGGCTTCTGCGTGTTCATCATCATCTCCACAGTTCATCCACCACAGTTTCATATAATCCACATTCCACCACAGTAGTATGTCTAATACATACAACTACTGTGGTGGAACTATTTGTGGCCTTTTCTTCCACAGTTCCACAGTTCATCCACAGTTCAGAAAAACAACTGTGGAAGTGTGGAAAGCGCATCAAACTTCCTCCCAATTGATCCATTCGCCGACCACTACGCATGGCACATCTCTTCCGCTTCGGCTGTCTCTTATCTCTGCGACTTTGAGGTTGCCTGTGCTGATCCACTTCTTGACGATTGCCTTTGCCTTTGCTTTGTCCCCTGGCTTTTCTGTGTCGAGGTCGAGCTGTTCTGCGACTGCATTGCCGATCCAGTTCTTTGCCCTGATGTCTGATCGGTATGCCTTGTCGTTCTCCTCTGCCTTGCCAACTGTTCTCTGGACATCGTAGAGGTCTTTGGCTGTCACGCCGTCGAACAGGTCAGGCAGTTTGAATTCTGTGGCTACGCCTATGTGCTCTCCGTTTGCTATTTCGACTGAGATCATACGGCGGTATGTTGCTTTGTCTGATGGCGGTGCGAGGTTTGCTTTGCCATCGTCCTGGCGGAATATGCCGAGTGCTTCTTGTTCGTCCACCCCGAGTGCCATTGCGTCTTCTGGAGTGATCCTGTTTATCACTCTTGCTGCTCTTGCTGCACCGATCAGGCTGCCTGCACCGCGCACTGAATCCACTGTTGCGTCTTCTCCGTTGCCTTTGCGGATGTGATGCACAAGCTGGACTGAGCTGTTGGTATCTCTTGCCAGCTTCCTGAGCATTGATACGACTGCCTGGATGCTGCCATTATTGTTTCTCATTGACCAGGTGGGCTGATATGAAAGGATCTAATATTACGACACCTATGTTGTTCTCTTTGATCTTGCGGATCATAAATGCCAGCAGCTCATCGTTCTGGATCAGGCCGTCCCTGCCTTCTGCCTGCCAGCGTGATCTGCATGGTGTCCTCGCCATCCATGAACAGCTTGCCTTTGATGTCATCTGGCTTGAGGCCATAGTGCTGCATTGCTGCTATGGTTCTCATTTGAAGTTCTGAGATAGGATCTTCCAAATTTATGACCCAGGTGTTGCACTGCTCCTTGACCCTTACGCCAAGCAGGTCTTTGCCTGTCGATATTGCCAGTGCTTCCACAATGATTGCGGATGTCTTGCCTATGCCGCCGGCAGATGCTGTTACGCTGATGTACTTCTTGATGTAGTCGTATCCATAAACCCACTCTCTGCGGGGCAGTGTGAGCGCATCAAACATTTCGTAGGGCGTGGGCCACTCATTGCCTGTATCGGCCTCTGTGTGGCTCTGTGTTGGCTCTGTGGCTATTTGCAGTGTCTGGTTCTGCTGCTCCATGCGCTCGGCTGCTGGGTCTGGCGGTGGCGTCCAGCCTTTTGCTCTGGCTCCGTCGATTGCTTTTTGTACTTCTGCCCTTGTTTCGTCCACTGTGTAGCCGCCCAAGGTGAAGCCATCTGTGATCGCGTGGATCTCTTCGTCGGCTAGGCCTTTGTTGACGTATGATCCAACCAGGCGCACCATATTGTGATGCCAATCCTCGCCTGCTAGCACGTTCTGGACTGCCAGTTGCCTGTCCATTGCTTGCTGGCCGAGGTCTATGCTCATTGTGCTAGCAGCCTGTGGCTCTGCCTTTGGGAATGCGCGCATCATGCGTTCAAATTCGACAGGCTCTCTGTCTGTTGAGAACTCTGTCCGCATTGTGACCAGCTCTGGGACGTATCCTTTGTCTTGTTTCTTTTGGTTGGGCCATGAGACTGTGCCTGCCACGCGCATGATGCGTGATGGGTTAACGACTGCTGCATCTGTTTGGAGCGAGGCGGCGATTGCTTTTTGTACGTCACGCCATGCTTGCATGTTTTGCACTGGCTCTTCTAGCTGCCAGTATGCGTGGCCTCTTGCGAATGGCGTTGTGCCTGTCTTGATCGACATGGTGAACTTTGGGCCGGCGAAAGACAGGATGTTTTCCATTGCGCCTGCTGTGTCTGCGTCCGCAAAGCAATAGAATGCGGCGAGGATGTCTGTGTCTTTGGCGGCTTGGCCTGCCGGTATGTCTATGATTGGGTCAATTGGATTGATGCACATGTATATGTTTTGCTTGGCAGCGTTCATTGCCTCGGCATGTTGGGCTGCATCTTCTATGTTTTTTAGTGCAAATCTTGCGGCGTTTGCTGATCCAGATTGCGATATAGAACGTATCTCTATGAGCGGTTGGCCTACAGTGTTCCAATTTTCTGTGATCTGTGCTATGAACTGCTTAATGATTTCGGTTTTGGGAGCCATTTCCATTTGTTCTTCCACTTCCATTTTCATTGATTCCTCCCCTGAACTGCCCAGCGGCTATGACCGCTGGGCTTTTTTCATTTAAAACTCTGCGTCAACCGGGGCTGGTGCAGGAGCTGGGTCAGGCTTGGTCTCGGGCGCGGGTGCAGCTTCTTCGACTGCTATTCCTGCGGCGACACCTTCTTTCAGACAGTCTGGCTTGTCTACCCACTTTACGATCTCAAAGATCGGGTAGCATGTGGAGCCTTTGGTAAACTTGATCTCCTTGGCCTCAACCATTTTAATGAGTGGCATTTGGCCGTTTGTGCCTTGGCTCAGTTTTGGAGCGAGGTCTGTCAGAGCGGCCCACACGCCGGCGCCTGCCTGCTCCCACATGGCGACCTTGCCGCCGCCGATAGCACACTTGACCGAAAAGCCTTTCTTGTAATCATCACCAGGCTTGCCCATCATTTGATTGACTGTCGGGTTCCACTTCCATTCTGGAGCTACGCCGACCATGCCGTCTGACTTCTGCCAACCTGTTTTGAGGCTGTCCAAGTCAATGACAAAGCCGTTTGTTTGCGCAGCCTCAAATTCATCCTTTGCCGCACCGTCACGAGTGTAGAACTGCTTGGCGCGGACGGAGCCGTCCTGTGTGCCACGAGCTGACCATTGCAGGAAGGTGTTAATATCGGAGCCTGATGCCCCTAGATCTATTTCAAACATTTTGTATCCTTTACGTTGTTTGATTGTTGGAGTTGTTGTGCGCGTAACCCTGCGCGGGGATGTCATGCACCGCTTTAATCGTCTTGCCTATTTGCATTGCGATCTGCGGCACGATAGCATTTCCTAATCCTCTAAGTCTGTCCACCCTTCTGGGTATCCCATTAGCCACTCGACCCACTGCGGGTTCAGGGAGCCAGTTTTGCCCATCTGGGCGTTCACTGCGTCTGGCAAACTGTTTGTCTTGTTGCGCCCTGCTTTGGCTAGTGTCTCTGGCGTTCTGCCGCCCTTGTAGTCCCGCGCTGTTGCTGTAGGCCACATTGTCCGAGCTACTACCTCCTCCAGATTTCCGTATTCGTCTGCTCTTTCCGCTAACTTTGGCGTTAGATTTGCTGCCATTGCTGAAGATGCACGAGGTGTCGGCCACATTGCCACCTGATCTTTCAGCCGCGTCTGCTTCTTCTCGCCCTTGTCGTTGATCCAATACAGCCCTGTCCATGTCCAACCCTCTGTCTTCTTCGGTGGCTCGCCGTTGCTGGCTGTTGGTGTTGCCCACATTTCTGGCGACGATCCAAACTCTGTCTCGTCTGTGAGGCGCGTCAGCGGCACAAGCTGGAACAATGAACGGCCTTGCGGCGTAGCCTTCCCTTTCCAAGTCAGATAACACCTCGTCGAGGCCCATAGAGACATGCCCATAAACATTCTCGAAAACGCACCAAGAGGGTCGTTTGGCTTTAACAATGGAAAGAATGTACGGCCAGATATGTCTGTCATCTTCTGTGCCTCTGCGCTCCCCGGCAAGTGAAAAGGGCTGGCAGGGGTATCCGGCTGTGAGGATGTCGCAGTCTGGAACAAGTCCATCTGGGTCATTGGCTAACTCCTTAACGTCTTCTGAAATCGGCACATGAGGCCAATGCTTTGCTAATATTTTACGGCTCCACGGCTCAATGTCGCAAAACAATACAGGGATACTTAGCTCTGCCCGCTCAAAGCCAAGGGCAAACCCACCAATACCGCTGCAAAGATCAACGTGTCTAAATGCCATACATTTCTTCCCGCAGATCTTCTGCCCCGTTCCAATAGAACGTGTTAGGGTTGACGGGTATGACCTCTCTAATATCTTCTGCGCTGCCGGAGCGCAGGAATTTTTCTAGCCGAGCGATCTGCTTCTTGGCCTTGCCAAGGATCTCTGTTGGATCGCCGTCTTCAAGCATGTTGGTTTTCTTTGATGACACATAAAGAAACTTGACCACTTGGTTGCCTCGGGCCTTCTGGTAGATCGCGCGTTGCAGTTGATGCTCTGGGGACATCTTGCTTGGGATGCGTCCCGTTGTTTTTAGATCAATCACTACGCCGTGATCGGGGAAACACAAAGTCAAGGTAGCCGATCACAGGGATCTCAAAGTCATCTGTCTTGGCTGTGATGCTGATCTTGATCTGCCCGTCTTCAGGAAACTCAGGCTTGCCGTAATGCTCAAGCTCTTGGAGTGTTAGCTCCATACACGGCTCAATCATGGCGCGCTCTTTGGTAATCTTTTCGTCAGCCATGAAGAACATGCTGTCAAACTTTCTCCAATGCCTGATCCAGCGCGCCGGCTTTGTGCAGCTTGCCGGTCAGTGTGTTGGCAACAGCATCCTCTGTGCAGATGCCACGCATTGCAGCGGCGCCCATAGGTGTGCGCTTCTTGAATAGATATGAGGCAACCCAAACGTCTGGCGCGTTAGTCCAGAGGTTGATTGATGATGCTGACAGGTGCTTGATGCCGTGCTTTTCAAAACCGTTCATGCTGTTAGCTTTCCGTATAGGGCCAAAAGACAGGCCTCACTTCTGCCATCGTCCTTGACACGTTTAAACAGGTCAGCCTGTGCAGGCCATCTCTGGCTTGCGAGTGATCGGCTGAGTCCTTTGTCTTTGTTCAGTCCAAGGTGCGACTTCCACTTAGCCGGCGTGACCATTGTCATGGGCAGCTTGTGCGCTGCGATAGCCATCTGCGTGGCGCCGTAGGCTTGGCCGAAACGGAACATGCTGCTGACACCGTTGCCTCTGACGGCACTGACCTGCTCCAAGATAACATGGTGCGGCTCATCACCTTCTGGCTTTAAGATTTCGTGCAGCTCATACAGGTTCAGCTCTGTCTTTCCTTTGATGTTTTTGTAAACCGGCATGTCATGCACCTCGACGCTGTTTCTGTCGGGCCAGTAGAATGCAATCGCACCAGTGAAGCCTGGGTCTATGCCGACAAAGACTGTCATGCTTGATCTCGGATCTTGATGCCGTTGAAGTTAAGAAAGAAGAAGATTGCTTCTTCAGTTAGATCGCGCAGGGTTGGGTCTTGCCCATCCATCTTTGCTCGGTTCTCTTGCAGAACGCGCATGCCGTCAGCAAGCTCACACTTGATGCGGTGGTTCCACTGCTCTTTCTTCTGTTTCATAGTTCCCCCAGGGTTGCTAGTCGTTCACAATACATAGTGCTAGCAATTATTTTTATCAAGTGTAATTTTTTGCTAGCAAAGGTATTGCAAAGTTGCTAGCAAGCATTTAATGTAATCTTACAGCAAGAGGAGAGCCACATGACAATCGACGAAATCAAATCCGCAATTGCCAAAGAGACCAGTTTCATTGACAATAAATTAAAGGTCATTGACGAACTGAAAAAATACTATGGAGAAGGTGTCCGATCATCATCGGCCAGCGCCGACATAGGAATGGAAGCAGCCATGTTGCAAACCGCAATTGCAACTCGCAAAAACTTTGAGCAGTTACTGAAGGAGATGACAGATGAAAGCTGATTGGGAAGACTATGTAATTATCATCAGCGCGTTTGTCGCTGCAAACGCATGGATCGCAGGCATTGTGTGGGGGTGGTGGTGAGCGAACTAACTCCTGCCGATCAGGCCATACTGCGATACCTGCGCACTCAAGTGGATCGCCTGCAAGACGAGCGGTATCGTCAGGACGCGAGGCCGAGCATTGTTAATGAACTTCAAATTGCCCAGCGTGATCTGAAGAAATACACATCTGACCTCAGAAAAAAAGGATACAATATATAATGGTCAAAGTAGTAGACGTTGAAATAAACGTCATGTCATTTAAACGCGCATTTAATCGGGAACCCACTGAGGCAGAGATGGGCGCCTTGATGAGGCTGAACGCCAAAAGAAACGAAAAGCAATGCGGCGGCAAGAATACAATCAAAAAGATTGACAGGCGCCTTGCGTCTGCATCCAAGGCTCGGGATTACATTAAGAGCCAGCCGCTCAAGCGCAACATTGTAGTTACCCGCACCGCGTGGTCTGTTAATTACCTACTCAAGTTAGACTTGAACAAATCACAAATCATGGACGTTCTGCACATAAGTGAGATCGCTTATGATCGGGCCGTCAAGCAATACAATCTGCCGCGTGACGGGATTGAAAGAAGGTTTAAAAATGACAAGAAATGAAATACTGAAAGAAGCCGCGCGCATAATCAGCACCGAAAGAGCGGACGATTATGGGCCGGCAGATGAATCGTTCAAGCGCATTGCTCAACTTTGGACATCTTATCTTGATGTGGCTGTCAGCCCTATGGACGTTGCCAATATGTATATACTGAGCAAGGTGCAGCGTACATTAACGTCACCAAGCAAAGATGATACATGGACAGATATTTGCGGTTATGCTGCATTGGCAGGGGAGATGATGACAAATGAAAAGTAAATTCACAGAACATGAGATCCACATAGCTGGCCTGGTCGGCGCCCTTGTAGGATTTGTTTCTGGAGCCGGCCTGATGGCGCTAGTCGCTATAATATTTTGAAGTCGTGTGAGTGGCCGTTGATATAAAAAAGATTGGCGCTTTTTGGTAGCAACGTCATCCGAGTAAACAACCGCCCAATTGGGACAAAGCGATTTGTATTGTGATGATAGCCACTCACCAGAGATTTATAGCAGCGCATAAAATTGCTTCAAGCTTTTTATGCGCTGTTTTTCTTTTTATTCATCATGGAAATTCGCTTGCCTTTTGCAACGGCTTCGCCCTTCGATGATGCGCCCCAGGCTTTCAAAGATTTAAGGAGCGGTGTGTCTGTACCGTCCTTCTTCTTTGTCGGCCCAGGCATGTTCCCCATGCGTTGCAGGAACGCTGCACGCCGGCCACTGTTGCCGGTTCTTTCTGGTGGCCTGCTCATGTTAAGCCTTACTGGTCATTATGGTTTTTTTCTTCGCGGTCTTCTCGCTGTCCTTGAAGGCCTGGGCAGTTGGTGCGCCTGGTGAACCGGGCTTGCGCATCTTCTCTCCAGATCCAGCGGCGATCCGCTTTTTCTTTTTGTGAATGTTTGCATATAATCCTTGCTTAGGCATCTGCCATCTCCAATGCTGTTTCTAGCGTTTCCTTGTTGCGGCGCGTCCAGCCTTTGCCGAAAGTCTCAAAAGTTTTTAACCGCTCATAAAACCTTTGCCGCGTATGATACACAGATTCTATGATTTCTCTAGGGTCTTTGTCAGCCACTGCCTGCAGAGTCATAGGCCCGATACGCCCGTCTTGCTTCGCCCCAACGGCACGTTGAATAGCCTTGGCTGGCCTGCCGTTGCCGGAATTAACAGCCCAATCAAACGCGCACCAATCCAAACCGCTGCCTAAATCATCACCACGAATTTTATCCCAATAGTTTTTCTTGTAGATCGGGGCCACATCGTCCGGCGTTAGGTCGCGCATTTCCTGCTCAGTGCTTTCCCGTTTAATCCACTTGTCATAAACAGCCTTGGTCACACCCAAATTTGTCATCCCCCCCGGATCTTTCGGGTGATTTACAAAACCGCCTTCGTGCTTGAGAAGCATTCTTAAACAGTATCCAAAGTTCTCTTTCATTTCTTACCTCCGAAAAATTGCTTGCCACCTCTAATGCCAACCGCAGCGGTGCATACAGTGAAGACTAGCCATGTGTACCACTCAGGAAGCTCAGAAAGACGGTCAAAGCCGTTCTTAACTGTCTCTTCCATTCCCGGTATAAAGCACAGAATGACGGGTATAAGGACAGCAAAAGTTACCACCTCGTCCTTGATAGATGACTGCGTACCTTCAGCCATAATCCGCTCCCAATCGGCAGTGGATGTCTCTTTGGATAATAGGATTTTTGCTTTGCTTTCGGCCTCAACCAGCTTCAGTTGCGCAGTTGCCGCGTTTCTGTCTGCCTTGCCTTGGAGCCAAGAGCCAGCAAGATTGGCTACAGGGCCAAGTGCCGTAGTCAGTAGGTTCATCATTTCTTAGCCCCCATCGCACTGAACCCAAAGAAGGCAGCAACCAACCCGCTAATCGCTATGAAATATGTGGGAGCGATGTCAGCAAGGAGCTGGCCTGTTGTGTCGTATCCGTACATATCTGCCGCAACAATGCCGACCGGATAAATCAGCAACCCAAACAAAGCAAACCAAGTCATCCGCAGCTGCGCATCGCGCTTGTGATCGGCGTCTTCCATGCGCAAACGACGATCCTCAAGCATAAGTTCACGCTCGTCTGCGTCAATCTTTCCGTTTTTATTCAGATCATATTCAGTCATCGTTTAAACTCCTAGCGTAGTTAATAGCGTAGTGCTTATGGTGAGTTATAATCACGACCCGTCCGTTCCTGTCATACACAACATAATCACCCTTCTTATTCTGGTATAACCTCAAAACAATACACCGTAGTCTGGCTTGTAGTTATCAAGACCCTTGCATCCTCAAGAGCTTCTCTACACTCATTCTCAGTAGTGAACTGATTGAGTTGATAATGCTCAATGTTGTTATTCATAACTTGAAACCAAACTAAAAACCACATCACCACTTACCCTGATAGCGCCCAAGATAATAAAAGCCTGTCACAATCCCCGCCCCCGCAATGGCAAATATAATTGCACCAAGGGTATAGTTGATAGCGTTGTCTATCATCTCTTGTTTTTTGTAAGCCTCTTCCCTGCGTATCTTGCGCATCTCACCCTCTATAGCAAGAACCTCCTCCCACGCGGAGGGGCCATACGTCCATGAGATATGATCCTTAATCTCTTTACGCATAGCCTCCATCTTTTTTTTATGAGCAAAGATCTCAATAGCATTAGAGCTGTTGTCAGACATCATCTTATAAAAAGGAGGGTTTTTTGTTTTGTCTTCAGCGTACTGAAAATCAGAAAAAGCGGAGCCCCATTTAGCTAGGGTTCCGCTCATTTCTTGTATGTCTTTGCCAGCACTTATACCCTGCTTGAGAATATTAAACGCACTGGTGGCTAGACCGACCGCTGTTACAGGGTCAATCATTTTGTCAGCCCATCTTTGTCAGCACTGCTACTAAGAGTGCAATGATAAAGCCTGTTGTCCCAATCATGATTGCTTCCATGCGTTTAACACGGCCAAACAGATCTTTGAATTGAATTCGCATTTCTGTTTGCATGGCAATCACCTCTTTCTCTAAGCCATCAATCCGCTCGTGAGCAGATGCTACTGTACGTTTGTCCATAGTTAAACAACCCTTACCTTCAAATTCTGTGCTGCATTAGATGTAACCCTAACCGTTGTGCTGTCAGGGAAATCATAATCATAGTCAGTACCTAACACCGCACCTTGATTGAGTGACGCTGCATCGTAGTTGATTGTCACACCGTCAGCCGTTGGTGTTGAAGCTGATGCAGTATCCATGCGCAGAGCAATAGCCAGATCAAGCGTATCACCTAGCGTGTAGTGATTAGGGTCAGTCACTGCGTCTAGCTGCGTCTTGTCCATGCGGTTAAATGCGTTGTAACCTAAAGCCTGTTGGAGTGCATAGAACTCATCGTTTGTTGTGGAGTTAGCCCATGTGGTTGATGTGCCGTAGCCTATACTTCCTATGTCATACTCAACAACCAAATCATTCGAACTGCCACACATGAACATTTTTGTTCCGTCTGGTTTGAAAGTAATACCCTCAGATTCAGAAACAGAGAAACTTACATTACTATAAGAGATAGATGACAAGTCCCAAGCAGTAGAAAGATTGTATTCATAAACAGCTCCACTGCCAGCCAGATACAACTTTGTACCTGCCGAGTTAAATGTTAGATTGTGGGCAGCGGCAACTTGCGAGTTAAAGTAATAACTAACATTGTTATATGACGCAGTAGAAATATCCCAAGAAGTAGATAGATTGTATTCATAGATAGTGTCTTGAGCAGAGCCTATGACATACATTTTTGCACCATCTGCTTTAAACTTAACTGCAAAAGGTGTTGTTGTTTGGCTGGTAGTAGAGAAGTTTACGCTATTATATGAAGCTGTTGAAATATCCCAAGCAGTAGATAAATCATAAGCATAAACGGCATCTGTTATAGAACCTACAACGTATACTTGAGTACCATCAGACTTAAAGTCCATGCCTTGAACGGCTGCTTCACTGGAAAGTAAACGGTACGCTTGGGTAAAAGTAGCTGTTGATATATCCCATGCAGTAGAAAGACCATATTCAAGGACATCATCCGCCGCTGCAAAACCATCATCAAGAACAAACATTTTTGTCCCGTCAGGTTTAAATATAATACCGTAAGGGTCTGACGTATCACTAGCAACGCTTTTAGACTTATTGAATACAGCGGTGCTTAAATCGTATGCACCTGTCAAACTACCTGCATCACTATTATACTGCCATGTACCACTGTTATCCCGCACGATAGGACGCACACCAGAGCCTTCCTTGATGACTGACCATGTGGTTCGATCATCTGTAGAAACTGCGTAGTGTACTGTGCCATCACCCGCAGCTTGGTCTGCTACCATAGTGTTTAGGTCGAGCCAGTTAGACGTATCAATCTGACCACCTGAGTTTGTAACGGCAACGTGGTATTGTGAAGTGGGCGTAAAGATTTCTCCGACACTATACTCAATTATGTTGTCAGATTCCCTACTAGCCACAAATAATTTTGTACCATCTGCGCTAAAATCTAAAGCCATATTGCCACCGTTAATAGATATGGTACTACTATATGACATGGTAGATACACGGTAAGCTGTTGAAAGAGTGTATATATCAATCTTATTGTTAGTAGCTATGATATACATTTTAGTTCCATCGGAGTTAAATGACATACCTTGTGGTGTAGCTATACTGTTTGTAGGCAAAGAATATTCATAAGTAGAGTCAGAAGAAACTCCGCTTAGTTGGTACTCGTTAGGACACGCAAATTGACCTATTACATCCGTGTTGTAATCCAATGTGTAAATAAAAGACCCATCATTATTAAATAATATGTCAGCAAAACCTGCGTTTACTTTACCAGACGACGGTGCCCAAGAGGTGCTGTAAGATGCTGTACTAATGTCATACGCAGTTGATAAACTATATTGATAGACTCTATCGTTATTTCGTCCCGCTATAAACATGCTTGTACCAGCTGGATTAAACCTAGCTGCGGCGGGTTGACCATCCTGTTGGTATGAATAAAATGTTTTAGAACTATAAGATGCAGTTGTAAGATCAAAAGCGGTAGTACACCCATACTGCATCATATACCCATTTGTATAATCTATTACATAAAACTTTGTACCGTCTGGGGAGAAAGTCATATGCAAAAGAGATGCTGATTGGGTTGCAACACTAAAAGTATTTCCAGTAGCGGTTGCATTAGAAACGTCATATACATTAGAGGCGGAAGGCATCCCAATCCCATCAGCATCACCCGCTGACTTCAATCCACGCATAGACCAAGAGCCTGACGCAATAGTGCTAGCTATCAGTAAAGGCTGAACCACCTGTAGGTGTCATACGCACCAGCGGTACTTGTTAGTGTTACATCACCGCCGTTGCCGACTATGCGCTTGCCTACGTCTGTAGATGCGAAGGAGCCTGTGCCAAGGACAAGGGCAGGGGCAGAGGTGTCGTACTGAAAAACACTTGAACCACCTTTACTTGTTATATATAAAATATTCCCATCGTTTCCGAAGGTTACGTCTTTAAGCGTACTTTGAGTATCCTGACCAGATACGTCTAAAAATACGGGGCCAGCCCCACTTGCAGTAGTTACGTCCCAAGCAGTAGAAAGTAAGTATTGGAAGACCTTTGTATTAGTCCCGCCAGCAATATACATTTTAGTTCCGTCAGAACTAAACGCAACACCTTGAGGGCTGTTATCCAAGACTCCTACACTCTTGCTTCCTGAAGCAGTAGCAGTAGTGTGGTCCCAAGCGGTAGACAGATTAAACCCCTGAACTCTGTAAGAGTTTTGACCGATCATATACATTTTAGTACCATCGGGTTTAAACCACAAGCCTTGGATGCTAGTATCGTATGAATTGACATTGAAGTTTGAGTTTTGATCTGTAGCTGTAGACACATCCCAAGCAGTAGAAAGATTTACCCGCCTAATTTCATCTCCAAGAGGACACGCAAGGAAGAGTACAGTACCGTCAGTCTTAAAGTGTAGCCCCCCAATATTGCTTGTAACACCCGTACCGTCCCAAGAGGTGCTGTAAGATGCTGTAGAAGCATCCCAAGCTGTACTTAAAGTATACTGGTATACAAAACCAGACTCTCCACAGACATACATTTTTGTACCGTCAGTGCTAAATGCTGTACCTAAAGGCCCAGTTATTTGAGATGCTACTGAAAAACTTTTACTTGCGTATGTGGCACTTCCTAAATCTAAATACCCAACACCACCCGGCGTCAACGTAGTAGCATACGCAGTGTTATGCAGATCATAGTTAGACGCAGAAGCATTTACATCCCAAGCACCCTTAGAAACAACACCCACTTGCGGTACTTCTTTAGTGGCAGACACTACAGGCGCTGGGCTGATAGCTTGAGCCAGAGTAATGCTTGCAGTCTCACCAGAAGCGAATGACTTGGTAAGGCTACCAGATGTGACGCTGATGTTGTCTAGCTGTGTTTGTAGTGCGCTAGTCGTGCCAACAACATTATTTAGTTCTGCTGTGGAGGCCACAAGACCATCCAGCTTGTTGATTTCAGCCGCTGATGCAGTGAGGTCACTAATCTCTGCTACACTAATTGCCCCATCTGCCAGTGGATTACCCGCTGCGATTAGGTCTGCTAAGTCTCTTGCTTTAGTCATAACTTAACTCCGCTCGATATATTCAATGATAACGACTCCGTGTCCACCCCGTCCCGAACGTCTTGAAAGTCCAGTTGTGTCTGCCGCAAGGGATGAATAGCCACCTCCGCCGCCGCCCACTGTAGCATCCCCTGCTGAACCAAACTGATACCTCATAAGACACCCGCCGCCGCCACCGAAAATACCCGCAGGTTGAACCTTCGATATTCCATAAACCTGACTGTCGCCATATGCCATACCACCAGAGCCAGCGCCCATTCCTACAGGGTTATTAGGACTTATAGTCTTAAAGTTAGAAGTACCACTTACTAGCACACCTAATCCTCCTATACCGTCAAGGAGAGGGCCATTAAATCTAAACAAACGAGCGCCTCCACTGCCGGGTGCGCTGTCTCTTTTAAAGCCTGAGTTCGTACCAACAACATTTGTGGCAGGGCTTGCGCTACCTCCCCCCGCTGTATGAGCTTGAGTAGAACTATCAACGTCAATATCACCGCCTTGTCCTCCGACACCGCCGCCGCCAGTGCCACAGTAAGCAGAGCCGCTTGATGTTGAAAGAAGAGACCCGCCATTTGTATTTAAATTAAATAAGTTTAACGCTCCACCACCAGTACCAATGGCTGCATCGTTATATTGGTATCCCCGTGCGCCACTATCACCTCCAGTATAGTTTAGAGTTCCACCCGAAGCCGTACCTCCCGCACCTACGGAAGTAGAAGTTCCATAGGAAATACCACCCCCACCTCCATTTGCGGTTAAGGTATCTGAGCCTAAGACAAAAGTTGTATTTCCACCAGATATACCATCACCAATAGATACTTGTGTGGCGGGATAAAGACCTCCAGTTCCTGTTGTAACGGTTGCAGTGGTAGAAGAAGTTACACTAAATTCTTTTTGAGAGTACCCACCAGCACCGCCACCTGTAGCGCCAAATCCGCTGGTTTGAACCGCACCAGAACCACCCGCACCAATGACATGAACAATTACCGTACCGTCATAGGGAAACGTGTAAGTATAGCTAGACTTTTGAAACAACCACTCAGGTTGAGGAAGAGGGCTACCGCCACCACCGCCGCCAAAGAAAGAACTTGTTGTACCCATTTTATATCACCTTTTCTTTATGAGAACGCCCAGCCGATAGTCGCATCGACGTATCTCAGGGACAGGACGAGGTAGGCTGAATCTATTGTTAAGTCTGAGGCATCACTCATGATGTTGCTACCATTGCGCCCGACAATACAGTCTGTGTTGCCAGCTACTTCACTCAGTCGAACTTCATCGCCTACGGTTGGCGAGGCTGGAAGTGTGAGTGTAAGTGTTGCACCGTTGAGGTAGTAGTGGTTGTCTTTGGTTGCTGTTGTGCTTGCGGTCACTACGTTTGTTGTAAAGCCTACGCCTGTTAGACCAGAGCCATCACCAGTAAATGCTGTAGCGTTGACCGTGCCACTTACATCAAGCGGTTTGTTCATCGTCCACTTGTCGCCAGTTGCCTGATACAGAATGGTTGCCGCAGCCCCATCCACTGTAAGACCAGCACCATTTGCAGCAGCCGCGTCAGCCGCTCCGTTAGCCACTGTAATGTTTAAGTCAGCCACATCTAATGTGGTACTATTTACTGTGGTAGTAGTACCAGAAACTGTAAGGTTCCCACCTACAATTAGCTCTCCGCTTAGATTTAGAGTTGTTCCCAGCAAAGCGCCAGTAAGCGTACCTCCGCCAAGTTGAAGATAACGAGCATCGGAAACTGTTTTGGTATATACGTCTGCAAGGTTAAATGTTCCGTAGGCAACGTAGTCCAGGGTATCGTTGAGAGCAGCGCCAGTAGTAAGAACAAAGTTAACGCCATCTGTAGCGGTAAAGTCAGTGCCTTCGATTAGCTTCACGCCGTTCAAATACACATCAATGTAACCGCTGTCGTATCCTGTAGTTGCAAACGAAGTCTGGCCTGCCGTTGCTGTGAAGGAACCGCGTGAGCTTGTACCGTTTACAGAACTACCAGCATTTTGGAACGAGTTGCCGTTGTAGACCTTCATCGTGTCTGTCGAAGTATCAAACCATAGCAAGCCCTCATTAGGAGAAGAGGGTTCAGAGGCTGAGATAGTGTACTGAGAAGAGAAACTATTAACTGAGCTTATGTTGTTGCTTACGTTTGTGACTGAAGAAACATTGGTTGCCACCGTGTTTACGTTAGCAATGTTAGTCCCTACCGTTGCAATGCTTGCTGAGTTATTAATTACCGCAGTTAAGTCTGTGTTGGCGACCGTACTAATGTCGGCACTAATCGCAGCTACAGTTGTTACATCAGAGCTAATACCAGCTACAGTTGTTACATTGCCGGAGATACCTCCAACAGCGTTTACGTTCACAATGTTTGTCGCCACGACACCAATGTCGCTTGCATCTGCCGCCACGGCTGTAACGTCTGCGGATATTCCCGCCACTGTGGTCACGTTGCCGCTGATTGTCCCGACTGTATTTACGTTAGCAATGTTATTCGCAACAACCTCAATCTCGCTTGTCGCCTCGTTAAGATCGTTAGCAACAGTTTCAATCTCCGACACAACCTCTAACAAATCGTTAGCCACTGTGTTGATATTGGTAATGTTGGAAGCAACAGTGTTTACTGCGTTAATGTTTGTTGCAACGGTTGTCACATTAGTGTTGTTTGACGCCACTGCTGTAATGTCGGTTGCGATTGGGCCAAGAGTTGCCACTTCGCTTGATACACCAGCTACCGTTGTGACATTCGCTGAGACACCCGCCACCGTAGTTACATTGGCAGACACACCAGCAACAGTTGTTACATTAGCAGATATGCCCGAAACTGTAGTTACATCAGTGCGGATAGAGCTTAGATTAGTTAAGGTGTTTGTTGCTACAGTCCCGTCTTGGATGTCAGCAAGCAACGCAATGTCGGCTGAAACATTTGCAATGGACTGCGCGTCTGCAATCGTTGGCCCCGCCTCTGGGTCGCCGGTTGTCTCGTTAAATGCTAAAACCTTGCCAACACGCTGCTCTTTAAAAGGCAGTGTCGCGTCAGTGACAAAGTCACCAACACTGAAAGTCAGCGCGCGATCTATAGACTCACTTAATCTTTGGTCAACAAATGTAAGCTTGTCCAAGCTCTCTTCTAGGCTTTGCGCAGGGAACGGATCATTGGGAACCAAGTCAAGCCCTTGGGTGAGGGGCTGCTCTCGAATAATAACAACAGTTACGCCGGACGCCGGTGCAGTTCCAAACACTACGTTGCCGCCGCTTGCCGAACCCACGCCCGTCACAGTGTAATGCGTTGTAATCGTCTGCACGGTCTCTGTGCCATTGGCGGCGCGAAGGATAACCGTCAGATCGCTCTGGTCGAAAACCTTGAAGCCATACGCAAAGGTCGCAAGCGATCCATTGCCGCTATAACTTGCTCGGTTTGTGCTGCTCGATACTGTCATTATCTACGACCCTCGTTTTTTAACTGCTCGACCTGCTCATATGCTTGCCGCATATTTGCATATTCTGGGTTTTCAAGCAACGCTAAGAACCCTGCTTCTATAAATTTTTGGTTTATTGAACGAAGCATCGTTACTTTGGCTTTATCTGGGATGCCTTTATATTGGCTAGATCCAGTTACGGCCATGATTGTTTGCCTGAAATCTAATACTCCGAAACCAGGTGTGTTGATGCGAATTTCATTTTTTGCCAGATTTACCAAGTCAGACTGCATGCCGTAGCTGAGTTTGATTTGGCCCATTTTTTGTGGGTTAGTCAAAGGCCATTTGTTTGTTATGCGCTGCAATCGGATTAGCTCTTTTTCATAATCTTCCAGCTCCTCACCGCGCTTCAAGCGAAGTCCTGACAAGTTGCTAAACAACGCGGCGCCTGGGTTGGCGGCAAAGCTAAATTCGTCCGATCCTTTTGCGTTGCCTAGCGTATCATAGACAACAGCGTTTAAGTCGCGCTCATCCCGAATGAAGCTGTCCTTGGATTGTAGCGCGCTGATCTCTGTGACATATTCTTGAAACTTCGTCCCCAGGTCGCCCTTCGGCGTCCCGACAATAGCATAGTTTGGCGTCCCGTCTGCAAGTGAGTATGCAAAAGACTCGTTTCCATCTTCGTCAATGACAATCTTTTTTACATCTTCGATTGTGTAATACTCAATATCCTCTCTAGGCTTGACCCTCGTTGGATCAGCAAGCCGCGCAAACATGCGCTGCAATGAGCTTAGTGGGTTTGGAACACCAATTGGGCTGGCGCTTTCTGCGTAGCTGCGTGAAATCTTGGCCGCATCGTAACCATCCATAAAGGCAGTCACATCAGCAACCCCCTGCAACATGGGCAGCTCTTTGTAATAATCTATTGTTGATAAAACCGCTGCCTGCAAATAGTTTTGTTGCAACTCAGGATCGTTTGTCATGTTTGCTCTTTGAACAGCGTCAGCCGTAATCGCAAGCAAACCGCCAACAGGCTCGAACCCTTGAAAGCTTACATACATTAACGGGCCGTTTGGCGCTCCAAAAGGATCGTAAAGCGGCATATCCTCTGGGAAACCTTTTCCTTTTAAAACGAAACTATAAGGCTGCCACCCAGGCGGCAGGGCGTCCCGAGACTTTTGATCGCTTGGCATGCCGCCGGTGATACGACCATCCATTGCGTATTGAGATGTCTGAAACATAACCGCGCTTCCAACAGTGTATCTGCCGGCAGCAAGTTGCTGTGCGCGTGGCCCGTTTTTGCCGAGCAAGTCTGTCAGGGATTTGGTTGGCATGCCTGGGACATATTCCATTGTACGCAGCAACGCATTCGTTGGAGCCGTTACAAATGGCATAATAAATCTGCCTAGTAAGGTGCGTTGCAACTTTCCAGCAACTTCACCAAAAGTCCCCAGATCAGATTGCAAAGTGTCAAACTTTGCCTTGTAATTTAAATCGTCTGCAACTGAGCCAGGGTCAAGCAGCATCATGCCGGCCTCATCCAAAGCCTCTTGCTCACTCATCCCCCTGCGAAGTGCATGCTGATAACGCTTATTGATAGATGTGTAAAACTCGCCGCGTTGAGAAATTGTTTTGGTGAACTCATCAGCCGAAAGCAACAAGCGAAATGGTATCCGCATCCGTTTGCCCAGCTCATCAAGAGATCTGCCAAAAAAACTGCTGTCAGACCCAGAAGTAGCTGCGTAATTTTCAATATCTAACTTGCTTGCTCCAGACGGCATTTCAGTCCGCCAAGCAATTGACGCCGCCTTCATTGCGTCACCCCAAGAATCCGACCATCCTTTCAGGCGAAGAAGAGCGTCTTCCATGTAAACTTGATCTTCACTAATGGGCATGTACGCCTCGCCAAAAGGCTTGCGCGCTGCTCGGACAACACTGCCGTACATTCCAGCCATAACCTCAGTTGGTAGCTGGAACAACATGAAAGAAGTAGTGCCAATCACGTTTTTCATTTGCGTGGCTGGTGATGACAGCAAGCCGGCCAAGTAAGCCTCATGCACCATCTGTTTTGTTTTTGCGTACTTACCAACATTGGCAACCTGGTTGACGCCCTGCAAACCATTTTCTTTTGCAGATTTTAATAAAGCAGAAGCCAATGCGTCTGTAGCCCCAGCGGCTCCGCTTTCAGAAAGCAGCCTTGTGGCCTCTTCTCCGAATCGAGTTGCGTCCAACTCCCCATCAACTCGGATTTGAAATGACTGTAATGCCCGAGCTGCTTCTGTCTGAGCGCCCTTGAGCTGCAACTGAATACCGCTGTGAATGGCAAGCTGCCTGCGGAAGCGAAGCCTGTCTGCGTCTGTGCCTTGGCCTGTTTTGATTAGCGTTGCCAGCTCTTCAAGCTTCGTCGCACTTCTTACAAGAAGCTCCCGAGATGCAACAAACATCTCTGCCGTCATGCCGCCTTCGCCTATTCTGCGAGTAAGAAGGCTGCGCGTCAGGCCAATCTCATCAGCAACCAGCCCCGCAGCGGCTCTGGCTGTTTCCTTATTAGAGACATTGCCTCGGGTTATAGTGGCTGTCTCGCCCTTAAAGTTATCACCAATTGCTGTAATTACAGCCAAGACATCATCAGAAGTGTCAATGTAATCAAAATTGAAATCACCGCCGTCTTGCAGGGATTTAATGTTATTTGCTTTTACATCAAGGCGACTTAGAACTGCTTGGGCGACCTCATCAGAAGCAGTGCCTGTTTCAGCATTAAATCCTCTAACTTCTGCGTTAAGAGCTTTTTTTGCATCCTCGGCAATATTAGTTGCTGCTAGCTCTGCCTCGGCAGCGTCATTAGCCAAAGCAGCTTGCGCGTCTTGCAGCACATCTGTTGGAGCTTGTTCGTTAATTCCAGGCGCCTTGAGGCCTCGCTCTTCAAACTTTGCCACGCCTTGTGGGCTAAGAACCTGGCCGGCAAGAGCGCGCTTAGTTGCGCTTTCTGAAAAGGCGCCTTGATCTGGAACCAAGCCTGCCTCTTGCGGAGTCGGCATGCGAGGGGCAACAGTCGGATCAAATGCAGGCGTAGCCGCAATTTCGTCAGGCGTCATCACGCGCGCAGCTTCAGGGCCGACAGGATTGGGCTTAGGAGGCGCAGGCCGCACACTTGGTTCAAGCTTGTTCAGAAGCTCAAACAGTTTGCCAACGCCGGCAACCTGCACACCTTCTTGCTCTGGGCCTTGGGCAAACTCAGTTGGCTGACCAACCGCAGTGATGCGCTGCTTGGCTTCTTGCTCTTGTGCTACCTGGTTTGGATCAAATGCCATTTACTTCACTTCTCTTGAAACTGCTCAGGGATTCCGACTTCTTCTTCTGCGCCCAATTCTACTGTTTCGCCCATAAAAGCCAATTCAAGGTATTGGTCTCGCGTCATAGGCAAGCCAAACTTTTTCATCAGCGCGACAACACTGTCGTCATTCCCAAGTTGGGGGGTTAACTCCGCCTGCTCGTTCATCTACCAACCTCCTCGTTTCGTTCAAATCAATTTCGCCGTCTTTGTATCTTTGCCAGATTGCATTAACATCAGAGACATTTTTTGCGCTTTGCTTGAATTTATCTGTGAATAATCCGCGTACCGCTTCCCAAGTTATTGATTGCATCTGCCGTGGCAGGATACCACGTTCAGCCGCTGCCCGTCTATACGCTTCCGCATATAGTCCGTAGTTTCCAGAAACGCCTGTTTTGCTAGACCCTTTTGTTGTCCCTCTTCCTTTAACGCTCATGTTTTTAAAGTTGTGGTCAACTTCAAGAGAGTTTCCTGACAATGGGCGCAAAAGGCCAGCAGCCACAGCATGAGTGTCAATTGTTACATCACCAAACGGAGAGTTGGGATCATATATATTGTTGTAAAAGTTTCTTACCTTATGCCGCTCACCCATTAACCTAGAGATCGTGCTTACATCCCCGTTAACGTCAATCGAAGCAACAGCTTTGCCAATCTCGTTTAGCGACCCCCAAGCTGCTTTGCTAGGACGGCCATCAGCATTAGTGGCCGTTTGCAAGAACTCGCCTTCAGGGCCAACAATTTTGTAGTCTGGTGAATTGTAGGTTTGATCGTAAAGCCTAACAAATAAAGCGCGTAATCCTGATTGGACTGCGGGATCTTCGTCAACAATTTCTGCGTAAGATTTGCCTTTTATAGCTTCCAACATAGGCTCATATTTTGGTTTATTTAAAGATGGCAACGATCTGAATGTTTGCTCCATGTCATCAGCAAATTTAAAGTCTCTCTGTTTTACGGAAACATCAAGAACTCGCTGCGCCAAGCTGACGTTTTGATACCAATCTTTTTGAGGCGACAAGGCTGCAAGCGCGCCAGCAATAGATGTGTCAGGCACGTTGTACTCGCTTGACCAGCGATCAGTAATCGCTCTAGCCCCATCGTACCACTTCTGACTCCTCACCCTAGTCGCTTCAGGGACTTGATCGTGAAGGTGAAGCAAGTTGTCTGTTACATGAGCTATGAAGCGTTCAGATGTTTCGTCAACTCCTTCACCCTCAACGACTTTCATGTTGGGATAATCTTTAGTGATGTTAACATTAAACTCATATAGTTTTGGATCAGCCTTCATTTCTTCTAGGCCAACAATCAGATCCCCTGCCATTGGGTCTTCTGTTGACGCTTTCGCCGTAGGAAGTCTGGTTGAAATTCGCCCAGGCAATCCATCAGTCACATCTGGAGCAGCCAATCTACCAGCCGCAGCAAGGCCGCGATCTACTATAGGCCCGACAGGGTTGCTAAACATTGTCGAGCCTTCTTGCGCTATGCGCTGCTCGGCCTGTGCGCCTGCGCGCATTAGTGGGCCTTCTAACTTTTTAACTCCTGCCTTTACAAGCTTGCCAAGAGGAATGCCAACGCCGGTCATTTCGGCCAAACCTGCTAGCATGACAGCCATGCCCATCGCACGCCCTGCTAAAGAACCTTCTGGGCCAAAGTTCTGCTGGTACATTTGATAACCTTCTTGGATGTCCATTATGCCCAAGGTAGTAAAATCCGCAACGCCGACTTCTAGCGGGTTGCCTGTGCCGAACAAGGCGCTTGAAAGAACACCTGCTTCGCTTTGCAGTCTAGGCATTGCTGCCTTTATTTCTTCTTCAATAGTGCGAGGATCAGCTCCTGTCGCCTCTAGCTCGCTGCGCAAACTTTCAACTGCAAGCCCAACTGCAAAATCTGAAACAGCCGCGCTGCCGCTTTCTCTTATCGTTGGGTCATATTCGCCTATAAGGGAGCCACCTTCTGACACAATCTTTGTCACTTCTTCTTCTGACAAGGGTTCTGTGCGCCCACTCGGCTCTGCTTGCGGCCCCATAAGACCGGCGGCTTCTACAACGTCAGGTGTGTAGCCGGCAGCGTCAAAGTCTTCCATAGTTGGCATGGAGCCGGTGGCTGCTTTGCGCTCATTGGCAAAAGAAACAGCGCCCTCTATTGGAGCAGATTCCGTTGTCGGAGCCACAAGAGAAGCAGGAGCTGTCTCCATAACCTCTGGCTGCGGCGCTGGGTAGTAGCTCTGAAACTCAGGTGTTTCAGGGCCAAACTCCATGCCTTCGATCAATATAGATCTTGGAGGGTCTACCGTTTCGCCCTCTTCACCAATCTTTATGTAGCCGCCTTGAGACATAGGCAGAAGGATGTCGTGGGTATTGGTCTCGGTGTTAAAGACGCTCTTCTTGTTCTTTTCAATAGCAGGGTTGATGCCAGCCTCGGAAATAAGGTTAGCCTCAAGGTATTTGTCCATTTCGTAGTCGGTGTCGTTTCCTAATAGATCTGCCATTAGAACAATCCCTGATTTGCGTATCTAGCTCTTAAGACTGATTTGAAGACAGAATAGGAGTTTCTACTTCTAGCCTGTTCTTCTGCGTTTAAATCGTTGTACCAAGCATCTAATGAGCCAAGAGGGTCAGAGATGTCCGCAGTAAATCCTATCAAATCTCTTGATCTGTCTTCAACGAAGGCTACATACTCGGCTCTCAACTCTTCCCTGTAGATAGCGTCAAAATCATCTATTTTTTTCTTAGCAAAGTCGCGAATCTCAGCAAGAGTCATCGGATTGCCCTCGGACTCTCTGCGGCTATGTTCGTCCAGAAGGGCAAAGTCAGCCTGCTCAAAAGCTGTCTTAGATGCCTGGGCAAGCCTGTCATCTTTCCCGATTGCCATTTGTGCATTGTATCTAAAATGTCTGGAAATAAGCTTAGAGCCAACGGCCAAGCTTTCGTCAGCCTCGTTAAATATTTTTGTCTTTAATGATAAAAATTCCGATTGTGACAAGAAGCCTTTTTTAGAATTAAGTTCTTGAATTGTTAACATGCCTTCTTCAGCCATCCCATGAAGCACATGATTCACTTCAGCATCACCCTTGCCGGCAGGCCTAAACACAGGGGCTGCTTCAGAAACTGACATGGCTTCTTCCATCGCTTCTTGCTGCGCAGGGCTGGCCCACATCTGGCGCTTTAGCCCTTCATATAAAATAGTTTGAGCAGCCGTTCCAGATATGCTCCCAAAGTCTGCGCCCATAGAATCGTAAAGCTTTTTCATATCAATGGGGTCTAGTACCTGCCGCAGCGTAGCCTCAGACACAGTGTCTGTGCTGTCTAAAGAAACAACAAGATTGAAAGCCTTTGTGTTTGATTTCCCCACTTCTTCTTCCCGCTCATCGTCTATTTTTTCTTGAGCGGTAAAGAACGTAGAGGCCATCTGTATTGTGTCCTGCACAACTGCATTGGCCTCTTCCGCCGGCACAGCCATAAGCATATTCAGAACATGAGGCGGCAAGGTGGAAATCCCGACCATGTCTCCCGCGCTCATTTTACCACTGCGCACCATTTCAATTTGGCTCAAAACTGATGAAAGACCTATTGCCTTGTTTAAGTCAGTGCCTGCGTATGCTGGAACAAGGTTTTTAAAAGCCTTTGACAAAACCTTTTTGGTGACATTGCCCATAATTTCTGGGTTCACACCGCCGTTTCTAACAGCTTGCTCAACCATAGACTGTAATTGAGACTGCTCCATAGCAAGCTCATCAGATGTAATGTCCAAGTAAGGATTGGAGTAAATAGAAACCTGCTGGTCTTCCCGAGCCTTCAGTGCAGCCTGCCTGCGCTTTTCAATCTTTAGGTCAATAACCTCTTGCAGCCTAAACTTGATAGGTATTTCCATTTGGCGGAAGCTGTTGTCAAAGTCTTGCAGCGCGTATTTGTTTTTGCCAACAGTAGATCGCATCGTATCATAAACGCTTTTGACGCCCTGCGCATATTTAAGCTCACCGTCAAAAATGTTCCCAACATCCCTGTCTTTTTCCAACTGGCTAGACAAAGCCATCAAGCCTTCTTTGGCTGAAAAGATCGCCTCGTTCTTTTGTGTCTCGGTAATCATCTTATAGCGCATGTTGGCATACTCACCAACTTGGTTCGCAACCTCTGTTGCAATAGCGCCCTTCTGCAATTCAGCCTGGACAAAAGGCTGGGCATTCATCCTAGCTGTGATACGGGCGCCAGGGGCTTCAGAAGTTGGACGGCCCTGTGATCTATAAACTGGTATTCTCATTATGCGAACATTCCACTAGAGGAAGCAAACCGGCCTGCCGTTCCAAAACTCTGGATCAAGCTAGTTGTGCCTTGCGCTCTTAGACCAGCAGCCTGCGCCCCGCCTTCCATGCGTGACAGTTCAGCACTTAGCCTAGAACTTTCTTGCTGATCGTTGATCTGCATGTTTGTGACCGTGTTATTAAAGTCATTGATAGCCTGGTCATATTCAAACTCTCGCGCAGCCTGACGCATAACTCGCATCGGAGTGCCGTGAGATATGTCTATGCCAGCTCCGCTATACTGAGCGACAACAGAACCCTGAGCTTCTCTAAAACGAAACCGATCAACGCGCTCCTGCAAAACTGCATTGCGGTTAATGATCTCACGTTGCTTTTCAAGTAATTCAATGTCGCGTTCAATCAAGCCGGCGTTAAACTCGCCAACTCTTGCAGCGGCAGCAGCAGCTTTGTTTGCAGAGCTTTTTGCGCTCATGCCACCAAGGATTGTTGCCCCTAGCGTTAAGATCTCAAACATACTCAATCACCTCACAAATCAAATGTGTTCATGCGCGGATATAGCGCCAGAACAGTCATTGGCAGGGGCTGTGATTGCCGCACATAAATGCGATCACCGTCAACGAAACCGCCGTCAAACTCGATTTCCTTGTCTCCCGTGAATAATGGCACAGCTTCGTCCATATTCATAGAGCTGTCGCGGAAAAATATTCTATCCGCACTTTCTGAGTCGCTACCCACTTCAGCGCCAACCGTTTCATGGAATCGAACAGTGATGTCGTGTATGCGCTTTGGCTTGCCTTGGGAAGTGCCATCCTGAGATCCAGACTCTAAGCGCAGTGTTTGCATTTCACTGGTGTAGCCAAACCCAACGGCGCCCGTTGTAGCGGAAAAATCTAACGTCACGCCGCCGCCTGAAACTGTCTTGTTAGCATGTGTGGCGCCGTTAGCTAGTATCGAAAGCTCTTCGCCCTCTAAGTGATACAAGCCAGAAAGAGTTGTGGTTGCAGATCCTGAGTAGACCAAACCGCTGTCCACAAAGAAAGCAGCAGTCGTGTCGCTGCCAAAGTCAAATGCCTTCATCACTTCGACATACTGCTTGGTCACGCCGTTGATTGTGCGCTTAACAATCATGTAAAGCTCATCTTCACCGCTGTCTGTCGGCAAGGTGATGATGCTTTCAACTTTAGCCTGACCGCTCTCAAACTCCCCGCCGATAATGTGCTTGTGCCAAGCAACAATCTCTTCCTCACGCCGGTAGGTCAATCCAAGCAAAGTGCCATCAGTGCGGCGCGCCCAGATTATGCTTTCAGGCTCTTGTTGGTACGCAAATTCTTTTATGCCGCCCTCAGTCAAATGCTCGGATAGGATTGTAATGTCTGGGGCTGCATAGCCTGCAACATCCACTTCACCAATATAACGAAACTCTCTAACCTTGCGCGCACCGCGCTGGGCAAACAATGTAACGTCAGCAACCTGGACAACTTCGCTGTCAATGCAACCGTAGTTAGAATACTTGCGGATCACTGTCTGCGTAGGCGTCACAGGCCCACCATTAGTTGTTGTCAGCACATACTCACCACCAGACGTACCAATGTTAAGTATTCGAGTGGCTGACAGGTAACGGATTGCGTTTACTTTGTTGGACGCAATGGTGTAGATCAGAGCGTCATTATCAGCAGTGCCAGTGTGAAAATTTAAATAATCAGCACTTTTAGAAAACCACAACGTCTGAGGATTGTTGTTAGTTGCCGCAAAAACCAACCGCTGTTCAAAAAACGTGACAACACTAGGGTAATTGTCGGCGCTAGTGAGAACTGGCGTGTTGTTCTCGTTAATACTAGGAGTGTCAAACGTCCAAGCATTATGATCGGTGCGAGACAATGTGCGGACAGCGTGGCTTGGATGCACCAAATACATAACATCCGCAGACTGTGCGAAACGCACATCACTTACCTGCGCGGATGTGTAGGGTGTTGCAACCTCAAACAATTTGTCAACACTGACGCCAGAGCCAGTGTAGGTTGTAAAACCTGTGGTATCAATTGCATTGCCAAACAAGTCAGTCAGCGTAAACGTGTTAGCTGTAGAGTTAGCAATAAGATAATTTCGAGCAACTAGCTCGGTCATATCGCCACCTTCGTTGTAAAGGTAAACTTCATCTCCATCGCTAAGGCCGTGGCTAGAGCTGGTAAAAACGCCAGGGCTTGCCTGCGTAATAGAAGAAACACTTTTTTCGCTATCAACCAAAACTTGCAAACCATTGCGGAAAACCCGCATGTACTGATCGCCAAACTCTAGCGCGTATGTGTCGGCTGTTTTAAATTCAAAAGGTATCAAGCGGGTAATGCTTGAGCTATCCTTTACTTCGCCCAAGTATTCTGTGCCTGGGCGGCGCGTAACGCCCCCATGAGGCTGCACTATCATGTTTGTAAGCTCGGACAAGCCTTCGCGGTACTTCTCAATCGTAACGCGCCCCTCAAGACGCGGAGAAATCTCACCGGCTGTGAATGTGCTAATCGCTGGAGCTGATCGCGCCATTAGAACCTCGACTCAATAAATTCGCTTGCTTCTAGGCGCTGCGGCGCGCCTTCAGTGCCGTCAACAAATGCAGCCTGTTTTAATTTGTCAGAGTATTCTGCCGCCATCATTTGCTTGACAGTGTTGGAGCCAGTAATAGCGTAACTGACCTCAAACGCTATAGCCGCTGCCAAAGTGTCAATTAGATTGGCGTCATACTCTTGAGGGTCTGTGACCCGAGCAACATATTTTATTTTGGCAACGCCTTCGTCAGAAAGCAGCTTTCGCCCCTCAATAACGAACACAGGGCCACCTGTGTTGCTAAACATGTTGTCCTGCGGGTATGACAAATTTCCGTTGCTAAACTCTAGAACTCTAAGGCAGTATGGATTTGTCGGCAAAGCAAACTGATTTGCATATCCGAAAGGAGGGGAATCGCTTTCCTTTGCCAGCTCTGCGCGGCGCAAAAGACAGTTCCAAGGATGCGCACGAAACACGCTGTCGCGGACACTATCAAACCTCTGGTTGATTAAGCGCGCTGGCTTGCTGTTTTCCTCGAAGCTTGAAATGTTGTTCGCACCCAAGCTGTTCAGCGCGTAGTTTGCAATATCAACCGTAC